CTGTTTCGAATGCTCCATTGGAACCTTCAGAAGTTGCTTCGTTAATCAAGAAAGAAGCTTGGTTTTCATATAACTGTGCTACGTTTTCTTTTAGGTGACCTCTAAGGCCTTCAAGGAATCCTAATTTATCCCATTTGTTAATTGTGTCTTCTTTGATAACTTTAAGGTGTTTTAACCCGATATTACCAACAAGACCTGATTCTAATAATGCTCCCATTTTTTTGGTTTTTTATTTTTTTTAGTTTATTTTTATTTTATTTTTGACATTAAATCTTTCATTCTTAAGAATTGAGGATTTTCATATGTTTTAGATTCAATTAAATTAACCGCAGATCCCGATGTTGGGGTTTTTTGAACGGTTCTTTCAAATGTCTCATTAACAAAATGACTCTCTTTACCTACGTTTGAAAGTTCGTCTTTTACTACTTTATACAAATTTTTAGATTCTTTAAGTGTTTCAACGGTATCAAATCTTTTTAAGATATTAATTTTTTCTTGTTTTGTTGTTGAGTGTTCAGTAAATAAACGAGTGGCATAAGCCAAGTTTGAATTAAACACCGCAACTTCATTTAATTTATCTCTAAATACATTCAATGCGTTTCTGTACTCTTCATTTTTTTCTCTAAGAATTTGTAATTCGGAATTACTAACACTTTCATGAGTTCTAACTCTTAATTTAGGTAAACTTTTTCTGTTCGGACTATTTCTACTTCCATTACCTAACGTACGTGCAGATTCTTTAGTTTCAATTTTCTTAACAGGTGTGTTTTTACCTTTTTCCATGTTTTCACCTTCCTTATATTCAAATTTTGGTTTACCCATACCAACACCTCTGGTTCCTTGTTTCATTTTTGTTTTGAAACCTTCACCTTGGTTTGGTTTTTTATCATATTTAAATTTTGATGAATTACCCATTCCAATACCTTTTGATTTAAATTTAGATTTAGATTCAACAACAAATTCGTCATCATCATCATCATCACCAAATAGATCTTCATCACCAAATAGATCTTCATCATCTTCGTCTTCAGGATCGATTTCCATATTAAAACGTTCCATCATTTCAGGGTCAAATATTTCATCATCATCCTCTTCATCATCAAAGTTATTACCCATATTAAAACGTTCCATCATTTCAGGATTAAATTTTCCTTTTAAGTGACTTTTATACGAATCTTCATCTTCATCATCATCAGTCTCATCTATTTCAACTTCATAGATAGTTTGAGTTTTGTCTTCGTCGTCTTCTTCTTCTTCTTCTTCGAGTTCTTGGTCAAGATAGAATTCCTCATCATCTTGCTCAGATTCACTTAGTTGTATAACATACTCAACGTCGTTATTTTCATCAGATAAATGTATCATTCCTTCTTCTTTTTTTACAATTACCCCATCTTCAGGACCCATAGCTCTAAACACTTTTAAAACGTCTTCGGTCGATGCGTCTGTTAGGTCAATTGTTTCATCGTCTGCATCTAGGTCAAGTTCGTCTCCCATATCTACATCCAAATTATCAACGTCATCATCAGATACGTCAGTATCATCAAATTCAGCATCTACTTCAATCTCATCTTCGTCTTCTTGTTCGTTAAGAGATTCTTTTACTAATGATCTGATTTCTTCCTTCATTGTAGAAGCAAGTATTCCTTTTGCATTTTCGTTAATAACTTCTTCCAAATTTCGCATTTGTAAGAAAGTATCTTCAACTAATGATTTTTGTTTGTTCATTATAGTTTGGTTATTTTACAATATAAATAGTGTGGTTTTCAAAAAAATTCAATTTTTATTAATTTTATTGCAAAAAAAATGGAGATATTTAAAAATACCTCCAATTTAAAAAATTGATTAATTTAAAATTTATTTAATTACTTCATCAATTTTACTTTCAGTTATGGATGTGATTCTCCAATCCATTGAGTAATGTTCATAAACTTTTGTTACTTTAGATTCGACATCAGTAGGGGAGTAACCCAATACTAATTTTTCTTCTCTAACTTTTTTAACTTTTCCTGATTCGTTATCTAACAAATCTGATGTGATCTTCGCCACAAAATACTTTTCTCCTTGTTCCATAGTTTAATTATTTATTATTTTTTTAAATAATCGGATAATCTTTTCATTAAGTCAAGCGATTTGTTACCAGAATCCCCAATATTTCTTTCAACGGACATTTTTTTTTCTTCATCTAAGTTTTCTTCATAGTTCATTCTCTCATTTTTATCTAAGAATAGGTATGCTCCAGGTGTTGATGGGGACGAAACTAAATCAAAACAAATTAATTCAAAATCTTCTTGAACTTCATTTTGTTCTCCCACTTTTTTAAGTGATCCTACACCACGAGAAGAAATACCTAAAGTAACACCTTGTCTTAAATAGTTTGCTGCTAGATCTCCCTTTGTTGATACGATTCCTCTTTCATGAAATCCAGGACTTGTAAGTAATTTTAATTTACCCAACAATACAGGACCCTCCCACCATACTTCAGTAATTAGGTGAGAAACTCTATCTAAATCAATTAAAGATGATTCAGGGTGATTAAGTTCAGATAAAGAAGTTCCTTTCTCTATCATCTTCTTATAATTTTCAGATTCTCTTTTTAATATTTTTTCAGGATATACTCTACCATTTCTATTTGGAGTATCGTATTTTTGTAATACGGCATAGAATTCAAATGGTTTAGAATGGTCAAGCATATTTCTTGACTCATTTAATGTACTTAAATTACGACTCTCATTTGGATTAATATAACCAGCGTCATATTCAATAAGAATTCCTTTTTTATTAGATTCTTGTGGACCTAAAATTTTATAACCGTTCATAGTATTTTTTTATTATAAATACTAAACTTTTTCGGTTTTTACTTTAATAGGTTTAACATTACCTGTTTTTGTTAAATAAAATTTAAAGTATTCATTATTATATAAGATATCATTATATATTCCTTTTATAATTTCTTTTAACTTACGTTTAAGTAATAAACCTTTAAAATCCATTTCATTAATTAAATAAATATTTATTTCTACATTCATAAATGATTTCTTTTTCATTGATAGTCCACTTGTTCTAAGATCCGTATCAACAATAAACTTATCATCAAAAAAATTTTTATCTATGTGATTATATATTGAATGCTTTATAGATCTGTTCATATTTAAAACCACTCTTGACCAATTTTCGGTATCATATTTTGGTTCGACCCAAGTCTGTAAATTTAAGTAAAGTGATTTAAAGTTTTTGGAATCTACTGTTCCATAGGTAATTTTTGAGTTTTTGAATCCACTCATTTTTGCGGTTTTTCCTTTTTTCATTTGTATTTTTCATAAAAACAATGTTTATTTTATAAAATAATAAGCATTTATCTGATATATATCAAATATAAAATAAAATATTAAATTAATATATGTTAATAGTACATGTGAAAAAAAATGGGGGGATTGAAAGGGCTCTTAAAGAATTAAAGAGTAAGATAATTAAAACAAGACAAAATTCTAATTTAAATAAAAGAAAAGAATTTACTAAAAAATCTGTGAAAAATAGGGAAGTGTTAAATAAAGCCACTTATCGTCAAAAGTTAAAAGATAACGATTAAAGATTTTCATTTAATTGTTGTAGTTTAATGTAGCTTAAGGTATCAAATGATTCGGTGTTAATTTTTTCAATTGTTTCATCGATTCTTTTTATAACTTCTTCATCATTTCCATCTTCTTGAAGTTTTTCTAACTTAGAAATTATTTTATCTTTTAAGGAATCATAATTTTCTTTTAATTTATTTGTATCGGAAGATAAAAGTGTTTTTAATTTTTTTTGGTCAGATTCATTAAGATTGGTAATATAATCTTTAATTGTTTTATTTGCAATGTTTACCATGGTATTTAATGGTATATTAATAGGTTCTTTTTTATCCTTTGGTATTTTTGTTATATTTTCTAAAATTATTTTTTTACTTGTAATTTTTTCTTCTAATTTAGTAATACCATTTGAAAATAAATCATCAATTACATCATATTCATTATTATAATCAGATCCATAAACCCAATCTGTTATAGGTTTAATATCCTTATTTGATATTTTATTTATTGTATTTTCATAAATACTTATACTCTTATTAATAAATTCGTTAGCAATTGATTCACTCAATCCCTTGTTTGAATTTAATTCATCATAAAGATAAAAAAGTTTGGATATGTTTTTATTCTTTAAAACAACTGAATTAAATTTTAATATTTCAGTCTTAGTTGTGTTGTTTTTATACGACTCAACTAACTTATTTTCTATTTTTGATTTTAATTTTCCGAATTTCATAATTTTTTTATTATAAATATCAATCTCTTAGTAATTTGCTCAATTCATTTTCCATTGAACCTAAAGAATTTTTACCTTTAGATAAATCAATGTACTTATCACCATAAATATCATCATTCTCTAATAGAATATTTAAATTATCATTTTTTTTATTTTCAGGTAACGTTTCTTCTGCGGGTGGAGCTGGTTCAGAAGGTTCTCCCCCACCACCGAAATCAGGTAATGAACCACCACCACCACTTGGAGGAGGAGTAGGTGCATCTGATGGAGGGTTTTCGGTAGATCCCGATTTAATTTTATATAGTCTATCAACAATATCAAACATACCTGTATGTGTAATAACTGTTGGAGTATTTGCCAATTCAGCAGCAACTGCTCTTTCTAATCTTTGTTGTTGTGTATCTAATTTAATATCTTCATCGGAGAATCCAAAAATGTGTTTCTTAGCCCAAGTTGCTGAGGTTGGTGACAATGTATTTGGTATTTCAGTTACCAAATCTTTATACAACAAAACTTTTTCTTTCCACACATCTATCATTAATAAATCCGCTTGTTTTGATGGGTTTGTTAATCCTAATGTAAAGTTTTGTAATTCATCTTCAAATCCTAAAATAAATAAATGTACAATTGCAATTTTATTCATTTCTGAAATCATTGCTTTTTGAATTTTGTTAATTGTTCTTGCAAATCTTATATCTTGTAAGGATAAATTTTTACCGTCACCAACAACCTCCTCAAATCCTAAATAAGCTTTTGGTACCCGTAAGGCGGTAACCAACTTTTTTTGGATATACTCAATATCCGCAATTTCAGATAAATTTGTTGCTCCAGGTAAAGTTTCAATTGGCATTGTTTGAGTCACATCACGAACAGGAACAAAGTAATCCTGATCTACCGCCATTTGATTAAATCGTAAATCCACATTACCCGTTTTGTTATCAACAATTTGATCACGTTTAAACTTATTCGCAACACGTTGTACATACGCTTCAACGTCTTTATCGTCCATATTACCAACAAACACTTTAAACACCCTTCTTTCAGGTGCTCTTGAAGTTCTATAGATTAACATTGCGTCTTCAGATAACAATAGTTGTTTCCATATTCTTCTTGCTTTCTCCAACATAGAAGTTCCGTAAGGTAATTTTCTATCATCACCAAGTAATCTAAAGTGAGCAACTTCCCAACTATTAAATTCCATATCTTTTACTTTCCAATGGAATCTTAATCCTTTATCTTTTGGGTCTACTTCAGCATTAATTGATTTTGCTGCCATACCTCTTTCCAAACGTTCTATTTCAATGTTTGGTAATTGCATACATCCAACAACACCTTTTTCTGAGTCTAATTTTAGATATACAAAATTGTCGCCATATTTACAGGTATTTCTTGTCCACATTTGTAAATTAGTGTTAACATCTAATACATTATTAAATAAATCTGTTAATATACCTTTTACTCTTTTTGATTCGGAATAAATTTGTAGTATATAACCGTCTTGATTAGGTGTGGTTGATTCTTCGGCATATATATCTAAAGCAGTAGATATTTCAGGGGTAAATTCCATTGACTCATAATCATAAAATGATGCCAATCTTGTTGGTTCATAATAAATCGCTTGAGTGTATAAATTATTTTCTATTTTTGCCCATTGACCAGACAAATACATAGATTGTTGTGCCTGTAGTTTTTCTTTTTCGTATTCCTGTTTATCAGTTGTTTTTAGTAATTCTTTTTTATCTAAAGAATATGTTGGTAAATCTTGACCTAAAAGTGAATTTGGTCCAAATGTTTTTGATAACCTTTGCCATATTGTAAGATTTTGATTGTTATTTTCCATATTAAAAAATTAAGTATAATGATAAATATCTAAATAGTTTGTCTTTTTACTTATTAAACCGTATTTGAGTCACAAATTTTAAATACTTATTTTCACCAACAATGGTTGGGGTGTTATTTAACAAACTTTCACATCTTTGGTTAAACCATCTTCTCCTACTTGATAAACCTGTTCACCATCGGAAACCCAATATCCGTCAGGTACTGGATCAGTAAAATCAGGATTATAATAAAGTTTAGTAGTCCCAACCACTGTAAAACCACTTGGGTTTAAATAAATTTCAACTCTATTTTCCGGATTTTGCCATTCAAGACAAGCATCGTTAGGTAATATTGCACTTGTACCGGGATTACTAATGTATGGTGGTTGTTTTTTAAAACTTACTGTATTACATTTTGGTGAATTTGATGCACCTCCCCCAAATCCACCATAAGGTGGATAATTTATTTGATTTACATAAGTTAGTGGATACGGCCATGTCAAACCAATAGTCCAATTTTTACTATTACTTCCATCTTGTATGTAAATTTTATTATCTCTTGTAAACAATCCCCACGGAGAAAAAATTAAATTTGGGGGGATTACTTTATCCATTTCAATTAAACCAGTTGTCACATTAAATTGACTAATAAATCTTGGTGCAGTTGCCGGATCACCTGTACCAGTCAAATAAGTTAGAGTAATTATTTTTGGACCTGTTGTTGTCGATGGGACATATAACAAATCGCCCGATAATTGCCTATCCGTGGGTAAATAAAACAAAATTGTGGATACAATTGTGTTTGTAGAAATATTGTATTTTACAATTGGTGTCGGGGTAAAATTTGGAGTCCCTTGTGATAACAAGTTATTATTATTTATAGCGGTTAGTCCTATGGTAGGTGTATTTGTTAATCCTGTAAGATTAAAAGTTCTAAATAAAGTGGTAGATAATGGACAAAGATTAAGGTTATATTCTTTCAGAACCATTGGGGAGGTATTAATTAATGTCCACAGTTTGTTCGTTGTATTAGCTATATCTTGCATCCCATTTCCCCAAGGATTTTCAAATAAAAAAGGATAAATAGTATTTAATGTTAGATTATAATAAGCAACAAATGGTTGACCAATCTGATTGGTCCCTTGAGTAAATATTGCACACTCATTTAGACATGGTGGTAAATCTTTTTCGATTTTAGTTGTTGTTGGAGACTCTCTATGTTGATTTGGTAATGATCCTTTTTTACCTGAGAATCCCACTTCAAATACTTTAGCACTCAACATATCTTGACCAGGTACAATTAAACTTGATCCACCCATTATTTTTCCCGATCTTCTCCTTACACTTAATCCCATTATATTTTATTAATAAATATTATCTACCCCCAAATAACCAACCGTATTTTTCGTAATCACTTCTACTTGGTCCACTATTATTTCTTCTTGAGTCATGACCTATATTTGGCATAGTTGGATTAAAATTAATTATATCCTTAACAGATTCATTATTACTTATTGTCCAAGACTCAATCATTGATTTTGTATGTTCTGTTACTTTTTCTAAACTTGAAAATGATGACTCCCCCACGTAAAGAGCCATAGCAATAGACATAATTAAATCATCGTGATGTCCTTTTTGGTGATCAGGTCTACCATTTATATAAACAAAAGTATTCATTTCGTTATATAATCTAGAACTATACATTCTAAATCCGTGTCTTAACCCCTCCTCAAAGGCGGCAATTATCTGTACTCGTTTAGAATTAAAGTTAATTCCTGGTATTTTATCTACCGTTCTTGATGCTGACCTCCACATATTATTTTGATCAACACCATCAATATAAAGATTTTTATAATCAAATTCTTGTAATTTACGTACAGTTGTAATACCCATACCACCGGTGATATCAACTACAACAAATGCTGAATACATATTTGCCCATTTAAAAGCAACCTCAGCCAACGTATCTGGTGGAATTTTTCCAATATATTCTAATACCTGTTCTCTTGTATCAAAATCAACAATTTGAATTGTACTAAAGTCTTCACTATCACCACGAGAGACATCAACACCCATAATATATTTGTGACCAACTTCCGCCTCTTTCCAAATCCATAATGAATTACCCATCATTTTATTTTGGGGTTCCTTTAACATATTTTCACGAATTGTTTGTAACATATTAGAATCAAAGACATTATCTCCAGATCCTAAAAAATTACATTCCAACTCTTGGGATACTTTTCTCTTATCGTATTTAAGTTTTTTTACCATACCCTCAAACCACGAAGAACAAGGTTTATAACCTGTATCCATAATTGATTTTAGTTTTACGTAATCTCTTTCTACAAATGGGATCCCATCCCAACTAATAATATTATCATCAGTATACTCTTCTTTATTTAACAAATAATGAATAATATTCTCTGTTTTAACTAAATATAAATCTTTGGTATATCTTGGATCCCTAAACCAATACATTTCAGAAATTTTAAAATCATTGATATTTCTTAACGCTTGATCATATATTTCATAATAAATTTGGTCATAACCATTTGGTGTTGAAACCACAATTACCTTACCCCCTGTGGATAGGGATGCCATACAAGCCGCCCAAAAATCACTATCAGCCTCAATAAATGCTGCCTCATCAAATACAAGTATTGTGGGGGTAAATCCACGTAAAGCATCTTTTGATGTTGCAACCGCTTTTACTTCAGACCCATTAGTTAATTTATAATGTTTTTGTGCGTTTTTTTCTACAGCAAATCCAATACCAACCCAAGCAGGCCATTGACTAACAAAAGACCTAATTTTATTTGCCATTTCTTGAGATGTGTCAAGTTTATTAGCAATAATAAGAATTTTTTCAGGTTTATTTTTTTTTGCAAACGCTAATTTTTTTGATGCCCAAGCGGCGGTTACAGTTGTTACTCCGGCTTGTCGATATTTTAGGGCAATGTTCTCATTATAATTTTCATAATCTTCTAATAATGATATTTGATCGGGAAATAACTCTAACGGTACGTATTGTGAAACCGTATTATCATATGTTTGTAAGTAAGTTTTTAATGCGTAAGTTGTGTCTGTCATACATTTAACATACTCTAACATTACTTGTTCTTTAGATAAACCCATAAAAGTTTTTATTGATAAATATCAAAACCCCCAGTTATTTTCATAAAAGGGGGTTTTTAGTTATTTTAATAAATTATTAAAGACCTAATTGTTTAAGAATGTCATCATCGTCTTCATCATATCCAGAGTCATCTTCATCATCATTTTCGTTATTAAATTTATCGTACTGAATTTTAGCGTCTTTTAAAATTTCTTCAAATTTACGTTTTGCCTTATTATTATCATTTTCATTGTCAGAAACAACATTTGCTATTACATTTTTTAAGAATTCCTCTGCAGGAATACTGTAAAGAATTTTTTCAAAATAAGGTTCATATTTTCTACCGTCGGCATCCATTAATTCATAAGGTAGTAATGTTCTTAATTTTCTAACTAACTCACCACCAACTCTAAATTGTGCTGGTTCATTTAACATGTTATCTGTTTGTCCCATAATATCATGGGCCATTGATGGGTCCATTCCTCTCCATTGTTCTCTTGACGGAACCATTTTAAATGATTTGTCCAATTCATGTAATAAAATTGGGAATATTTGACCATTACCATAATATGTGTCAACATCATTTTCACCATCACTATCATCAAATTCTTCATCATCATCATCATCACCACCATCTAATTTACCTGAAGCTCCAGCGGCATTACCACCCAAAGTATCGATTAACTGTTGATCAGTAAAATACATTAAATCATTTGCTGACATAATTTTATTATATAATGCGTATAATCTTGGATTAATTTCATCTAATCTATCTTTATATAGTTGATAAGCAAATTGACCTCTTTTACCGGATCCTTGTATTAGTGCGTTAATTACATTACGTTTTTCAATTTCAAGTTGTCGTATTTCATCTGGAGTTAACTCATCCACATCAAATGAGAAATTTGCAGGTAAGTCCAATTTTTTATTTTCTTTTGGTTTCATTTGAAACGATCCGGGGTCAATAGGTTGTTCACCTAAAAAAGTTAACATGTTAAAATAAGGAAACTCATAAATAACCCCCCCGTTTTTACCAGGTTTTTTAGTTATTATTTTTTGTTTTAACGATTGACTCATTGTAATATTTGGTGACATATGACCTCTTTCTTTTGCTGATATCTCAACTGCAAGATCTCTTAAAGCTTCTCTATTTTGACTAGTTTCAAGACTCATTACCTGACCTACCGCTCCCATTTGTTCGATTTGTATTGCTCTTTTTACTGATGGATCGGTAATATTTTCTTCCGTACCATAATAACGTTTTACGGAATCAACAATCTCTTTAAATCTTTTTCCTGCAATTCTCTCAACATCGGAAACTCCCTGTCTAAAAGATCTATTTTTAGCGTATAATCCTTCGGGATCCTCAATTGAGGATTGAACCCTTGGGTCCATTCTTTCTGGATAATCTCCGTAATCTACAGGAGCTTCTTTAATTAATCTTTGTATTAATCTTTCTAAATATTTATTATCCATTGTTATTGAAATACTTGTTTAATTAACCCAATAAAATCTTGTTTCATTTTTTCTTTATTTTTTTTCTCTCCTCTTGGATCTTCTTTAACTCCAGGGTTAGGATCTTTAAAGGGATTTTCTCTTCTCTTAGGTGGTGTACCTGGTTTAGTAGGTGCTTCCTTTTCTTTTGTTCTTTCTTTTTCTTTTGTGTCGTTTTCTTCCATTGAACCCATAATCGGCATCATTTGATTTGGTCTTTTCATTCTTTTACCTTCAATACCAGATTCATGTGAAAACATACTCATTTTTTTTGGGTTTCTCAACATCATGGAATTATTTTTTTCCATTTTTTCTGAAATTGTTTTTAGAATATCTCCTTTAGTCATTTTTGGTTCAATACGTCTTTCAATCATTCCCACTATTTTGTCTTCTAAAAATTTTTCATAAGACTCATCCATTTTTTCAGGATTTTTCTTTTTGGGCATTGTCTTGTATTGTTTTTTTGATGTTGAATCAGAAAACTCTCTTGCCAATTCACACCATTTATTCTTTTTAACACCTTTACTTGTGTTACATTTTGCCCAAAAGAAATTTTGCTGAGATTGAGATTCAAACTTTTCTTTTAATTCACTTTCCGTTGTCTCCATACCATCTTCAGATGCTGCAGGATCTTTTACAATATTAAATGTTGAGTCCTCATCCATTTCAGTTTTTTCATATACTTCGTATGGTTTTTTCTCTGATTGTAATTTTGATTGAGTAGCCGAATCAGCACTAGAAACCATAGTTATTTCATTAGTTTCTTTTTTATTAAATCTTTCCACTAAAGATTTTGTTTGTGAATCATTTAATTTTGAAAGAAAAGACGATGATAAACCGTTTTCTAATAAAAATTGTATGTCTTTTTTAGTTCTCATATACTACTTTTTTTTCAAATTCAAGAACAATGTCTCGCTCGTATAGTTTATCTTTAACAACTTGTTCTGTTTCTCCAAATTTAAAGACAAGTCTTTTTATAATGGAAAAATCAATATCATTATTTTCTTTTTCCCAACCTAAAGATATAACACCATCCATAGAATCTAACATTGAAAATAAATCAGAATCTTGAACTAACTCTAAACTAATATCTCCTTTTGTTAACACACCAACTTTTTTAATATGTTCAACATCTGGTGGTGTTGGATATCCATTTGCGGGTTTTAACTCCCAATTGTCTCCCCACACTTCTAATGTATCAGAAAAAATAAATTCATAAATGTTATCCCCTTTATAGTTAGGACCCATTCCATTTATGTAAATTAATTTATTCATGAAATTGATCCATTTCGTGTGATCTTAGTATCTGGAATACCATTACCGTTATTAAAAATTAAATTTCCTTTATTAGTAACACCAACCAAAGAAGATTTTGGATTATTTTCCATAAATTTTAATGATGATCTTTCTTGTCTTATTGATTCTGATAATCTAACAATCTCGGATTTATTAAAATCACTCATTTCTTTTTTTAATTTTCTTTGATTTTCTTCTTGTATTGTTTTTTCTTTAACATCAGTATTAAAATATTTTGAAATAATTCTATCAATTTTTGATTCTCCAAATGTTCCGTGAGATAAAGTTGGATATGATTTATGTTTCATTTTTGCTCCGTGTCTTGGATATTCATCTTCTTCTTCATAATCATTTAGATCAAACATACTGTCTCCCATTGTTAATTCTTGTCTCATGTTTCTAGTAAATGCGGACGGAATTTTTTCATTAAGAGCGTCTTCTAAACTCATAATCTCTTTCATTTCTCCTCCTTCTGATGGTGGAGGTAATTCTTGATCACCCATATCAAATTCTTCATCACCCATTCCTTCTTCATCGCCCATTTCAGGATTGTCAACATCATCTTCTTCAACACCCTCTAATCGGTCAATTATTTCTTCTACATCGTCATCATTTAAAGTTGTTAAATCTAACGAGGATAAAACAGAATTTATAACATATTTAACGTCATCTCCACTCATTTCTTCTTCTTCATTACTATTATAAGCTCTAATTTTTTGTGCTAATTTACCTGTAAGTTTTTGAATAATTTTCATTGTAACTAGTTCTTCATCATCCTCTTCTTCATCTGATCCCATTCCATCAAAATCAACATCCTCATCAGAAGATAGTGAATCGTCAGTTGCCA